TTATAGAAACGCCAAGGCTTATTAAGTCTGGAATCATCCCAATTGGGACTCTGTAACGTAGCTTTCTTCAAAACTGCTTTTTGAATAGCAAGTTTTGGCTCAGCTTTTGGATTCTGAGCCTTAAAAGCAAGAAAAGCATTTGTTAAAAGCCTGTCTACCGGGTGAAAATGGGTAGAAAGATCAGGGAGTACAGCACCAGCTTTTAGCTGCCGCTCCTCATACAAAGTACAAGGGACTGCGAAACATGATGTCCTCGGGTTAATCAACGCCTGAGACTCAATGATTAGTGGTTTAGTGTTGAAATATAAATCTTCAACATCTTTTACACTTAACAGAGAAGTATCTACTGCCACGGCAGGGGTCCCATAAATTGGGAGGCCTGCAAAGAAAATCATGGTTTTACGCATGAAACGTGGAAGAAGGCTAGCACCTCTAACGCCATACTGGCGAAGAGGTCCCATTGGATCCATATATGGATTAATGGGTGTTGATTTAAAAGAAGTGATGATGCCATAGCGATCGATAAGACGACCAGCAAATTCAGCTATCAACGAATTCTGCAGTGACTTAGAGAGAGAAATTCTCACACCCAAAGTACTACAGGACCTAATATAAGCGTCCGCAAGTTTGGCATCAGAAATAACGATGTCATCACCTATGATCGCAAAATTAGAAGAATTACCTCCTAGATTCCTAACCAAATGAATATGGGTTAGGGTAAAAGCAGCAAAGCTCGGATTAAGGCCCATAGGTTGCCCTTTCAGGTACCTAACAGGCCCAATTGGCGTATCCCAAGAACATCGGGATACATCACCAAAGAACTCTATGTCATTTATTAATCTCGGAAATAATTGTCGCAAGACACTGAGCTGTAAAGACAGAGGGAAATGATCAGTAGCAGAGCTAAGATCAAGAGAGAAAATCCTCTTCCCCATGGTAAGCTGGGATTGTACCCATGCATGTCCATCTCCTTGACGGTGTACGTAAGATTCAGGCGTCTTTTTAAGATACCCATTACAAACATTTTTTAGTCTAGATAGTGCAAATTGCACATACCTATTCGGGTTTGCTACAAATCTCACTTTGAGACCGCGGTCTTTTGTCAGTAGAGAAATTTTCCCTACAGATTCCGCAAAATCAATACCTTCTTGCTCAAGGGCAATGAGGGCTTGACCATCCATGATTGAAAATGAACCTTGATCATTAAAAGACCAAAAATCCAGAGGATGTAGCGAATCAAGAAAGTTTCGGTGTTCGAGACATAAAGTAAAACAGCTGTCAATAAACAGCTCTTTATGTTCTTCAGGGAAAACCTCCTTTTCTGTTTTCTGAGTTCCAGGTACCCGTTTATCGGATACTGGATAGAAAATGTCAAAGTTGAACAACTCTGACAGGGCCGAAGCCTTTTTGATCTCTCGTTTAGGTACTTCTAATCTGTACTCTTCCCCTTCAGGGATTTCGATCGACTCCTTAAGTTGGATATAGTGCTCAGTTGAGCCCTTAGCCTCCCATCGTTGATAGATCCGTAAAACGCGATCTGATAATGTAAAACAACGACGAGACTTTAAAGCCTTTAAAAGAACAGGCTTAAAAGAACCCTTAGGTGTTAGTATCGACCGTCCAACAATGAAGGAACGGTACTCTTTTAACTTCTCTAAAACGAAGTTAATACCTTTCGATCTTTAACAATACACTAGTGTATCAATGCATTTGTTAGAAATCTTAAGAAAAAAATCGTAAAGAGAGAAGATTTTTAAAATATCTTCTTGCTCTGCTTGATCTAAATAGACCATCTGGACCTCCGGGTTTAAATAACT